ATGAAAATACATTGATTTCTTTTGAAAATAAACTAGATAATATGCATAATTCTTTTGATGGTAATTCTATTCAAGTTGAGCAATCTCTTGATAATGAGAATGAAGAAGATGAAGAAGACTTTAACATGAACACAGAAGATAATAATATGGTGTCTGCAAATATTGATGCAGATATGTCACTCGCAGAATAATTATTATATGTAAATGTATATAAACATTTTATATATAATTTATACAATATGAAGTTTACCATTCAACAAAATAAGAAAGATACTTTTATAGCACTTTTTCAAATTATTAAAAATAACACATCAACTATATGTTTTATAATTAACTCAGAACTAACTCATATTCAAGGAATAGATAAATCACATATATGTTTATTTGATATTAATATTAATAATAGTTGGTTCAATAATTTTGAATTTGAAGGCGCCGAAGAAAAAATTATTTGTTTTGATACACAAACATTTTATAATATAATTAATTCTGCAAGTGTTTCACAATCTATACACATTTATACGACTGACGAGATAGATAATTTATATATTGATTTAATCACAGAAGATTGTAAAAATAAAAATGACTTTAATAAACAATTTAAGCTGTCTTTAAATGAAAATGAACACGAAATTCTAAGTATTCCTGAATCGAATTATAATTGTGATATGCTTATTTGTTCGAAAAAAATATGTGACCTTGTGAATCAAATGAGCAAGTTCGGTACCGACTTGAGTATTAAAGTCTCAGAAAATAATGTTGTTTTTTCAACTTATGGAGATAATGGTGAGATGAATGTTAAAATGGATATAGATGATTTTGATGAAATTATTATTGATGAAGACATAGAAGGACACGAGTTTAAATATAGTATACACTATATCACAAAAATGTGTTTAACAGATAAATTATGCAATAAAATATATTTTTACTTGAGTAAAGATTTGCCAATGAAAATATATTATGATTTAGAACAATCTTTTACAGTTTGTTTTTATATCGCACCAAAAGTTTCAATGGATACTTAGATATTCGTTTTAGTTACATAAAATTATTATTATTTTTATGTAATACAAATGAAACTAATAATAGGCTTTTTTATTTTTTGCCTAGTGTTATTTATATATCTTCATATTAATTTTCATTTGAAGACGTGTGATGACCTAGAAATTTATGAAATAGAAGAACAATCAAAAGATAGATTTGAGGAAATATGTGATATACGACAACCCGTTTTATTTTCTTGTGAATGTAAAGAAATTATACAATTCACAAATACTAAATATATATTAGATAATTATTCTGCTTTTGAAATTAAAGTTAGAAATATAAAAGATACTTCTAATAATAATGAGTTGTATATACCGTTATCAATTCGTGACTCTTTAAAATTATTTGAAGAAGATAAAGATAGCAGTTATTTTACAGAAAATAATAGTGACTTTTTGCAAGAAACTGGCATTATTAAACAATTTAAAATATATGATGAATATTTACGTCCTTATATGGTATCAAATTGTATTTATGACATTATGACTGGAAGTGAAGGATGTTGCACACCTTTTAGGTATGAAATTAATTATAGAAACTTTTTTTTATGTAATGAAGAAAGCGTACAAATTAAACTTGCACCTCCACAATATAAAAAATATTTATATCCGTTTTATGATTATGAAAATTTTGAATTTAGAACACCAATAAATCCTTGGAATGTGCAACCTAAATTTATATCCGATTTTAATAAAATTAAATGTCTTGAATTTGTCCTTCCTAAAAATAAAATACTTTTTATACCTCCTTATTGGTGGTATAGTATTAAGTTTAATAAAAACTCAAGTTTATCTTGTTTTAAATATAGGACATATATGAATAATTTAACGATTAGTCCTTATATTGCTATGCACGCATTACAAATACAAAATATTAAAAGAAATACTATTAAAAAGGCACATATTAGTAATTTAGATGATAAAACTGATACTGAACAGTATAAAGATAATATAAATAATATAGATAATATAAATAATAATATAATAATAACAAATGACTTATAAAATTTATATTAATGATAGAAATTATTTAAGCTGGGATATACACGAAACAGGGAGTTATGAAAAAAGAAACATTGATATAAATCCTTTGGAGTGTAAGTTATTTTCTAATGATATATTTACAGTTGAAAATAACACAGTTAAAATAATTCATTCGTGTGCTAGGACAACGAGTAGTATTGCTGCGGTTCTTATACTTGCAGATAATAAAAGTTATGGAAGAGTTAATAAAGCTCAAATCCATAATCCTTTAAAAAAAAATACTAATACTAAACTATTATATAAATGCATACCAGACGATATTCATTTACCTTGTTTTTTAGTTCCTTATGAAATGAAAAATATGGGGTTTTCAAAAGTTTTTAAAAATTTATATGTAACAATTACGTATAACGAATGGAAAGACAAACACCCATTAGCTACATTAAATCAAGTAATTGGAGTTGTGGATATATTGCATAACTTTTATGAATATCAACTTTACTGTAAAAATTTAAATAATACTATGCATAAATTTCAAAAAGATACTTCTCGGTCATTAGAAATAAAAACAAATAGTAAAATAGCTAGTAAAATAACTAGTAAAACAAATAATATGATTGACATTATAAAAGGAAAAATTACACAAATAGAAGATAGAACCAGTAAAGAATGGCATATTTTAACAATTGATGCACCTAATACATCTGATATTGATGATGCCTTTAGTATTAATTATTTAGATAACTCTATTATACAATTAAGTATTTATATATCTAATGTTACTATTTGGATGGACGTGTTGAATTTATGGGATTCATTTACTAGAAGGATTTCTACTATTTATTTACCAGATAAAAAAAGACCTATGTTACCTAATATTTTATCAGAAGGATTGTGTAGTTTGCAAGAAAACACAACAAGAATCGCTTTTGTAATGGACATATTCATTAAAGAACACACTATTATTGATATAAAGTATTGTAATTCTTACATAAAAGTATTTAAAAATTATGCATATGAAGAAACCGCCTTATTATCAGATTACAAGTATCACGAGTTGCTGGAAGTTACAAAAAAATTATCTAGAAGTTATTCATATTTATCAAATGTACGAAATAGTTATGAATTAGTTAGTTATTTAATGATTTTTATGAATCATCACACTGCATTAGAACTATTAAAATATAAGACAGGAATTTTTAGAGCAACTACACAAAGAATTACAACAACCCACAAAATTGTTCCCAATGACGTTAATGAAGATTTACTCAATAGTTTGCCTGAAGATGTATTAAAATTTATTAAAATATGGAAAAGCGCAACTGGGTGTTATATTAACGGTTCTGAAGTAAATGTTAATAATAGTAAGCACGAAACACTAAATGTAAATGCTTATATACATATTACTAGTCCTATTAGAAGACTAGTTGATTTATTGAATATGATAAAACTTCAACAATGCTTAGGTATAATAGATTTATCTGCAAATATTAATAGTTTTTACGAAAAATGGGTAAATGAGTTAGATTATATTAACTCTACAATGCGGACTATTCATAAAGTTCAATCTGATTGTGCATTGTTAGATTTGTGTAATAACAATACAAGTATTATAACAAAAGAATATGATAGTTATACTTTTGATAAAATTGTGAGAGACTGTGGATTATTCCAGTATACAGTATTTATACCTTCATTAAAACTATTATCACGGGTAATAACTACTGAAGAAATAGAAAATTATAGTCATAAAAAATGTAAATTATATTTATTTAATAATGAAGAAAAATTTAAAAAAAAAATACGCGTACAATTATGTTAAACAAATAACAAATAACAAATAATAAAAATAACTCAAATATATTTTTATTATTTTGGTCTCTAGATATAAGTTTTATCTATAAATACTTCTTTTGAAATATTTTTAATTATTTTATTTTCATTTTCTATATCTTCATTTTCTTTTCCACCGTAAGATTCAATTAATAGTTTATTATATTGTTCTGAGTATCTAGAATCAGAGTTTATACAATCTGGATGTTTTTCTTTAAACTGATACAATAATTTACTATTTTTTTTTGCTATTACCTTAATTGCCTTACGAACCTTTATATTATCATTACCTTCTTTTTCCCATTTATTTTCATCCTTCACATAAATAATTTCTCTTTTTTTATCTGTGCAATGAACCGGACGTTTTTTCTCATCTAACGCTTTTAAGTTTTTAACAATAATATTTGAAATACCATTTACAAAACCAAGCCTTCCTACATTTTCTAAATCAGAGAGTTGTAATTTAATAGAGTTAACAAAATCCATTATATTCATCGCATCTTTACACGTTTCATTAAGAAAAAACTGAAGATTAAATGTTTTATTGTTTGAATTATTATTTGAATTATTATTTGAATTATTATTTGTATAGTGTTTACCATGCTTGATTACTTCTAATAACTCTGTATTCTGTTTTAAAAGCATCATTATTATTTCTTTATCATTTGTATCATTTTTATCATTCTTATCATTCTTATCATTCTTATCATTCTTATCATTCTTATCATTCTTATCATTCTTATCATTCTTATCATTCTTATCATTCTTGCCATTATTATTATCGTTAGCTATTACATTGCTATTAACGATCTGATTACATTTTTGTTTGTGTCTCCATATGCCTGCCCTATCATTATATTCTTTTTCACAATATTCACATACATATTTTTTCGAGCATAATTTAGCGTTGTCAAGCGTTGTCAAAGCGTTGTTTTTATGCTTTATGCTGTCAAAATGTTTATCGTAACTACTTTTTTTACACGTTATATAATCACAATTTATACAAGTATAATTTGAGCAACTTTTGGGCAGAATAAGATTGTCAAGCGTTGTTTTAAGATTTTTCCTATTTTTCCCTTCATTTTTCTTGATTTTTTTTGTTTTTGTTAATGTTGCTTTTAACAAGTTTTTATACTCTAATTCTTTTTGTTTTGCTTCATTATGCGTTGTAAAGTTATATGTATTTATCTTTTCAACAGTCCAATTATCCCACCCTCCATTTTTTCTCATAAAATCATATAAATTACACGAATAGTTACTCATTTTGATATTTGTGCAATTTTGCTTATGGGTATGTTTTCTCTGAATAAAATTAGTTGTATGTCCTATATACGTCTCTGTAATTGTTTGGTCCTTACATATTATTTTATAGATTACTGTATTAGAATAATCAATATGTGTCTTTGGCATTTTTACTATATCTTATAATTATAAAAAATCTTAAAACCCTTTTTTATTTTTAAGATTATTTTTTTAAGATTATTTATTTTTTTAGTTTTGAATAAAAAAATATCGTAACAAAAATAATTATAATTAAAAAATGACGAGACCTTAAATATTTTTATGGTCACAAAAGTTATAAAGTGCCAACACTTTTTTCCCTTTTCAAAAATGGACAAAAAAAATGTCCAAAATCGAAAACCAAAATCACTTTTACCCCCTCTTTTTTCTTATAAAAGTTATAAAAATAAGAAAACGACCCGAATTATAAAAAGGTTACATGTTATCCTGTTAATTTGAATTATTTTTAATAAAATGAAAAGTTACATAGCAGAGCTTTTTTCACAATACGAATACTTAAATATATTTATATTATTATTAAATTATATAAATATAAATATAC